GCATCAGGGGTTCCACTTAGGCGCTGTCTCTGACTACGTGAGGGGGGACGACTAGGATCAACCCCGTTACGCATCAGGTGCAACTGTATCTTGTCCCAGATAGCTCCCAGTGACATCTGCTGAAACTGGGGTTGAGATAAAACAGCATGAAACACATGTAGATAAGGTTGTGCTTCAGGGGTATTGTTAAAGAAGCTGTTTACTTGGGTCTCTGCTTGACGCAGGTACTGGGACTGAGTATTGTTTTCTTGCTCTCGCCTTTGCCGCTCAGCCGTGTAGTCGTTCACCGGCTTAACCGCAGATTGAATTTCCCTTCTCACCATATCGGCTATGCCAGCGGCGTCAATCCCACCCGCAGGCATACCAAGCTGTGTTATATCTATACCAGATAACGCAGCCCTTGTCAATAGGCTTTTCAGCACTCCTACCGGATCACTCTGCGCTTGCTTGTAAATCTGTCCGGCTTCGAGAAGCTGATCCGGCTGGAGACCATAAGCGTTAAGGCGATCTAATTGAGCCTTCGCCTCGCCATAGGACTTCTCAAAGCCTAAGCCAATTTCCACTGCACGCTCTAGTTTACCCCGCTCGGAGGCCATCTGATTTTGGATATTCCGCGTTGCAGCCTGAATATAGTCTGACGCCTCCTTGTGAACACGTTGATAGATACGAGCCTCTGATCCGGATCGGGCAATAATCTCTCCAGTCCGGGAGTCGATAAGATTTCCTTTTCGATCCTGATGGAACGAAGCCCTTGGATCGAACCTGAGAGTGTTTTGTCTAAGCGGATCGCTACCCCGCTGTCGCTCCTGCGGTGGCGTGCGAGTAGGAGCCTCATGCTCATCGTCTTGTCGCCCACGCGGTACACGATCCTCTTGTGCATTAACCTGATCCGAAGAGCCCTCGAAATCTTCCGAACCAAGATCAGCTTCAAGATCACCAGAGTCTTCAGGTGCGAGGTCCGCATCACTCAACCCCATCGAGTCCTTGACTACATCGAGCGCAACCTTTTCGTCGAATTCACCCGGCATGTGCTTCGTACTCCCTTTGCTTTGTTATGGCGAACCTTCGGTTCCCGACCCTTCGGTTCACTAACCTTCGGTTCCCGAACCTTCGGTTCACTGTAGTATCGGTCCCGGCTCGGCTCCGGGTGTCTTTGGCATATTCCCCATAGTCCCACCTTGTGCTCCTACATGCTGCTGAACGTACTGAGCGATTTGTTCAGCAGGTAATCCTTGCTGGTACATATGCACAACCTGAGCTTTGACTTCTGGCGGAAGGTTCTGCAACTCTGGCGGCAGTGGAGCTTGTCCACCTCCACCCGGAGCCTGCGGCTGAGGCACTTGAGTACCCCCCGGCGTAGCTCCCGGAGCCGGAGGAGCATTCTGTCCCGGTCCCGGAGCAGCAGGCGCACCCGAAGAGTTACCTCTCTGAGCCTGCATGGTCATCTCGGCTTCCATCATATCCCAATCTTCGGGCTTGATGACCACTTCAGTAAAGGCTTGTTCAAGCACTCTTAGAGCCACCTTCATAGAGGTCATTGGTGCTCCCGAAGCGAACTGACCAATGGCTTGAACAACCTGAACTGCTTCCTTCTTCTTGAATATGGAATTCGGCTTCTCTGCTGTACCCGGTACGAGGTCAAGCGCAAACTGCGAATTGAACTCATCGAGCGACATGTTCCGCCACGCAGCACCAATCTTCTGTCCAACAAGGCCAATCACCTCGTTTTTGTCCATATTCTGTACGCACATCTCCAAAAGCGCTTTGCACAGATCCGAGAGCACGTCCTCTACGACTTCGATCTTCGCGCCAATAGACATCCGAGCAGCATCTTGATACGATTGGACACTTGCCTCATTGGTGTTTGTTTTGAATTGTACGCCCCGAATAGCATCTGACGTATTCGAAATTCGGTTGATAGAATTAATTGTTGGCTCCTTGTTAAAGAGGTGTTCGTACTGAAGTGAAGGCGGTACAAGCGCTTCAAAGCAGTCCGATATTTTACTTCCTTCTGGAACCTTAACCCCAACAATAGCTTGCTCGTCATTGAACCCCCGCTTGACGGCTTGCATCAGGTTCTCAGCATCGGCCTGCGATATCTTATGGGAATTGTAGAAGAAGAAATTAAAAACCGAATTCCTAATTCTCGCGACCTGACGGTTGATTTGGTTAATCTCATCTTGCTGATCAAGGTAGTACGAAACCTCACCCACGGTGACCGTTTGGCCCGTTGACAGACCAAAACCAATAATGAAGTACGGAAAAAATCGTGTCGTCTTTGTGTAATTATCCCACACCCATAATGGGTACGCCCAGTCATCGGCAGCGAACAAGGAAGTTCTCCTAGTCGCCTTGTCCCACACGAGCCAGCACTCCGTATAGTACAAATCCCGATATGTCCCGACTTCATCGTTTTCTTGGTTCGTCGGGTCGCCGGAAAGCGTTTGGAGAACAAGTCCGTAAGCATCGTCTTTCTGATTGCCCGAGCCTTCTGCAAAGACGGCCTTGTGTGTCGGCTTGAAAATGTAATTCCAACTGTTCGAGTCGCCCTCTGGCCGCGTGAACTTGTGCTTGAGGTAACTGGTCTGGATGTAGCATCGCTCAGCCATCCACGTGGCATCGGTCCCATCCGGCATCTCCGCAATCGGGTCCACCACCAAGTTGCGGGCCATGATGTTGCGCAGCTTGGGTCCACCCTTCTCGAATATGCTAACAATTGACTCGATAGCAGCAAGTTTCCCGTAGGCAGCCTCCAAAGCCTTAGTGTTCTTCGCCTTAGCGATCTCTTCGGTGACCTGAGCGAGATTTTCAAGGACGCTCTCTTGCGAGTCGCTCTTAAGTACGTAGTCAAGCTTGAGCACCCCAAAATTGGTCATCAACGCGACGCCCACAGCCTTACGCACCTTGGGCTTGCAATTCAAGAGGTTTTTGCCCTTGAGTAGCGCATTCAACAACACATGCGCGCACTCTGCAAAGTCCTCGTCCTCCTTATCGGTCGTGTTAACTGCAATATCCGGGTCTTGGCCATACACGGCCGGAAGCATCACATTGATATTCGAATAAACAACATTCTCGGTCACATCTCCACGCGAAAACACACCCTTTGAACTATCACTTGTCTTGACTTGGTGATTGTTATAATACGCGAAACACTGCTCCCACGCATCAATTACTAACTCATTGGCTCTTTGTGCGGCTTCGATCTTGGTACGCCAAAGTGAGCCATACGCCTTAGAAACCGGTACTTTCGATCCCGGATAGACTTGATATAGTGGAAGAGATTTCTTCGTATCTTTCGGCTTCTTATCATCGAGGTATGAGTCAACATCGAAGACATCTCCCGTGGGATCGTCACTCAGAGCGACTTCATTATCGGTTGTATCAGCCATGGCACTATTTCTCTTCGAATGTTTCTGAGTTTGTCCACGGATACGTACCCGGATTATCCGGATCGAAGTTCTTTGCGTGATCCGCTAAACTCCATTGAAGAAGCTCATCCATGTTTGGGAACTTCCCCGGTGCGAACTTCTGAAATCTTTGATCAAACGTAGCGGGCTCCTCCGGAGCGCTTGGCCCAGCAGTCACTGGAGGAGGTAAGAGATATTTATCCTCAGCACTCGGAGGAGGAAACGGAGCTTTCTTTGGGTAACCAGTCTGCACATCTGGGAATGGAGGGAAATACTTAGCCATATCGCCCGGTTGCTCTGCAACAACGCGTCCTTGATCATCCATCATATATGGGTTCGGGTGCTGATGCATATACATAAGCTGATCAGGATCAAACCAGCCTTCGAGCTTCGTCTTCTCTCCCGGCTTGAGCAAATTGAGCAGTACATTTGGCTCGATCCAATCTCTATCACCCGCCGGATAAGTAGTCCCGGCCTCACTCCGCGACTGAGGACCTACCTGAGCCCGCAATCGGGCTATTTCCCTGAGCATTTGTCTCGCTAGCATAGCCGCGCAGCGCTTCGCGCTTCCCTATGTGTTACTCACACACGAGCGCGCCGAGGCCGCTCGTCGTCTTCTTCTCGCCAAAACATCCAAGGCTTTGGTTTCTTGTCGTTGGGTACGACAATTTCTGAGGGTTCTGGTAAGTGAGAGAGCATATACTTGAGAGCATCCATCGCATGATCATCTCTGTCGATGGGTCGATCAATGTGCTCGCCTGTCGAAGTACGGTCCCAATAATAGTTGTTAATCTCGTCGGAGATAAAGTCCAGATCATCGACAACATACAGAAGAGGGGCCGGAGACGCTCCAGTGACGAGATGTTCATGGGTTGGCTGGTCTGCCAAGTAAGCCGTAACCTTAGCAATTCCTGACACAATGTCATTTGTAGCAGGTCTGCACTCCATTCCGGCGGTGCTGAGAAGGTGTGCAACCGGAGTCCCTGTATCGATGTGCTTCGCAATAACCTGCTGCTTAAATATTGAAGGGTCGGCGTGAATGGAGTCTTCCACGTCGATAAGATGAGCGTATTTCGCCCTAATCTCTCTAACTTTATGGGGTTGCTTGGTGTAGTGAAGGTTTCTCTGATAATATCCGTCCAATACAATAACTCTTCCCCAGTCATCCACAAATCCAAAAAGATAACATGAAGGTGAACTGAGACCGAAGTCAAATCCTTCGATGGCTTTGATTTTATAATGCGCTCGCTGGAGGTTCCAGAGATGTTGCATGGCCTGTTCGCGCTTGATGAGGTGCTTCTCTTCTTCGTAGTCTTGATAGACAAGTCCTTCATAAGCTGCCCACTTCCCTTCGAGGAACCTTGCACGCATTTGCCCTCGGTATGAGGCTTCGAGCGACCGGATAAAGTCGTCGTCCAAATTCTCCTTGTTCGTGTATGTCGAACCCTCGATCAAGTCGATAATCGGAATATGGGTTTGGGGATCGAGAAGAAGCGCTTCTGAGCGCCTGCCCGTTTTTTGCCAAAGCTTCAGCGGCTTAATAAGCTCGCGATATACCCAATTGCTCGTCGGATTGCTCGTGAGCATGAGCCAACGAGGGCCGCTATCAGGCATAGATGCATCCTCTTCACCTTCCGGGCGATACGGTGTGCGTCCACGCAAGCGGCCCATAAGATCGAGAAGGTCTTTATGAGTTATTTCCGGGTCTTCAACCTGATCAATTCCAATCCAATCATAAGTAGCAGACAACAAATTGC